AACTTGTCTATTTATGGCAAAGTTCAACCCGTCAAAATTTTGGCCGTTCACCCTTTTGGCACTATTGACGTTGAAACCTTATCGGGTAAATGCTTCCGCTTGTCAGGGTTTTAAACAATAGACTGTTAGCCCTTAGATTAGGGGCTAATGGCCTAGCGTTTTGACTAGGGTTTTCTTAACTTTTTAAAAGGTGTCAATCGTGAACAATCAAATAGCACAAACCATTTGCCAAGCCTTCGACCAAAATCAATATTATTCAAAGTGTCTCAGGACATCCAAAGCCAATGCCCAAGCCATGCTATCAGGGCGCACCCACTATGTTGATGATTCGACCTTGCGTTACTTTAACAGTCGTATAACTGGCGCTCAACCTTCATGCTTTGGCTTGTTTTTTGTAATAACTGAATCGGTGGGAAAAGATAGCCGAAATGGTGCAAGAGGCTTTCGGACTGTTCTTTTTGACATCAATGGAAAAGTTGTTTACCGACCAGACCTTGAGCAATTAGAGAGCACATCGACCAAAGCGCAAAAAGCCTTCTATGAGTGGTATGAGATTTTTGACGAACATTTCTATTATCAGGAAGAACTCAAAAGCAAGATTATCAAAACCAATCGCCAAGCCAACGATCTTGAGAAGTGTTTAAACGCATTGAATGAGGTAGCCACAGCATGAGAAAGCCTCCAAGCGGGTTCAAAGCCCGATCATTTGACGAGCGCATTTGTGATCTCGACCATTTGCAATTCACGCACAAGAAACGAGCTAAACGAGGGTTTTATTATTGGTCAGAGAAAAACCCAGACCAAATATTGCACGAGTTTCATTTGTCAGACTATGCCAAGTGCAGAGCGTTTAAACAACTTAGGGTTCAATCATGACCAAACAAGATATTCAAGAGCTTGCAGAAAATGCTTTGCATGAAGCTTGCCGACACATTCAAGACGCTTTAGGCGTGACAAGTGGACAAAATGCCTCTTATTTTTTCAGTGGAGAAAAAGAAGACACAATTTATCAAATTTTTCGACAATATATTGACGATGAATTGATGATTAAAGCCTACGAAAACGAAAAGGATTAAAAATGACACAATCACAAGCACTCACACAATGCCTCGTTTTGGCAATAACCGCACCAGATGACCACAAAGCTCAAAGAGCAAGCGAATTAGCGGCAGAAATAGCTAGAGGGTTATCAGTTGACGAAGTTGAAGATTGCAAGGCGCAAGCTCTTGAATTGGTGGAGGCATTATGACTTTTAGAACTTATCTAATTGAGTTTTATCCATACCCTGATTGCGTTCACGCTGAATATGACGAAACAAGCGCAGAATCTTTAGAGGATGCGGTGGCAGAACTTAAAAAGTATCACCCAGAAGCTGAGATTTTGAACACCTACATACACACAGCGTGTTTAAACGATCTATGATTTACGCTTGCATTGCTCTAGTTCTGCGAATACTTGGCGGCAAACGCTAAACCCTCAGACCCTCTCAGGAGGGTTTTTTTACGTCTTGTGTAGGTTGGCATGGGCAAGCCCTTAAAAACGCCTAGAACGGGGTTTTATGGCCTTTGGTGGGCATTTCCTCGCACAATCTCCGAATGGTCTCGTTGAGTGCGTCTATTTCTTCCATCTTGTTTATAGCCCATGCACGTTTTTGCCCATGCCATCCCATCACTGGATTTCGGTGGCAATCTACACATAAAGCAATGCAAGTGTATTGAAGCCCTTGTTTGTAATGGTGGGCTTCGCTTGGTGGTGGTGCTTCACATACTGAACACGGCAAAGACTTGACCCTTGCAAGGTGTAGCCTCTCCTTTGCGTTCAACTTGTTGTTCACTGGGTTGCCTTCATTTCCATGCGGGCAGAGTATTGCTCAGTTCGCCACACCTCAATTCTTGCTTGTGCCGCAGTCATAAGGTAACGAAAACGCTCTTCTTTCTCCACAGCTTCCCTGATTCCTTCTAAGATTTCAATGTAATCTTTGTGAGCATAAGCAAAAGTTTCTTGTTTGCCAAGAACTTCTGTTCCCGCTTGGCTCATCAGTTGAGCCTTGCGTGACTTTAAAAAACCCTCAAGAAAGATTCGACTAGCTTTAGCCTTGCTATAGGGTTCTGCTGTGTCAATCAAGAATTGAATTGCTTTGGTGGGTTCGTTCATACATCCTCGGTTTTATAGTTGAGTTTGTGGTGCTGAAACCGCATTGCCGCCTCACACTCCATCTCTTTGAATTGTTCATCAGAGAATAACCCGATGCAATTACGCCCCTCGAACCAAACCTCACGAATTGACTCGTTAAAGGTGGAATCAAGGTCTTGCTCGTACTCGTAAACGACTGTTACGACTTCGCTACCCGCACCCACAGTGGTATCAAATTCCCATGTATTCATCATTAACTCCTGTTTGAAAATTAAATCTTACTTAATTGCTTGCGTAATACCATAGGGATAAACCCTTAGTCCAAGCATTCTTTTACGCACACATCTATTCCTGATTGACTTGAATAAACCTTTGAAACATGAAAGTTGACGATTTGACAGTCATCCCTATAAACAACTCCATTCATTGCATCTTCTACGCTCTTGAGAACATTCGATGCGTCAGGCTTCTTAATTGGTTTCTCAAAGCCGTTTAAACAGTCTGCTATTTTCTTTTTAGAGTAAGACTTGGGGATTGGCGCTCGAATGTAGAGATACAAATTTACAGGGGTTTCCAGTGGCTCAGAACTTCCCATTGCTTCTGTTGCGGCTTCTTTAATTAAAGATTCATAGGTTCTAGTTTTGTCAGGGGTGTAAGTCTGGACAAAGTTTCCTCGCCTAGCGTATCTTGCTCTTTGTTTGCCAACAGGGTCAGCATCCAACTTAAAAGTCACCATGAAAGTCATAGAAGTGTCCCATCTTTGATTCGGTTCATATATTCCCTTATGCGATCCCTTGCGCCAGTGCCATAGATTCGCTCGGCTCGTTCTAATCTCGCCCTAATGAGGTCACGATTCTTTGACCACTCCCAATTCCGATAAAGCTCTCTTGCTTCTGCTTGCTCAAGGATTACTCTATCGCTCGGGCCTTGAATGTTTCTTCTACTCCAAGTCACCAGTTAACTCCAATGCTTTGTTTATCAGGTGTAAGGGATAAGGAACACCCTCTTTCACTTTGTCCAAAAGTTTCATTGCTTCAAAGTAGTTCATACAAATAAAAGTTGTTGAGTTTTTACAGTTGTTCCAGAGTCATATCTCTGAGAGTCGCCTTTGGGATACGGCATAACTTCGTATTTCAGTTTTGATCGCATGACTTTCTTATCAGTCTTTGACCCATGAAAGATGATGTAGCGGTGTTTCCTAGATCGTTCGACATAGTAAAAATCATCACCATGAAGCTCTTTTATCTCTGCCAAGGTCAAACCATCACCAATGGTTTTAGCGTGTTTGTGCTCTTGTCCTTTAATTGTCCAATCAATTCTATTTGCTGATAAACCCGTGTAAAGGAAATTGGTGGCTTGATAAACGTAACCCACATGACCTTTGCTAGTGTCGGCAAACGAAACAACAATCATTGGTTTGGGCAATAACTTGATTGAGTTCGCAACTAAGAATGATGCTTCGTTTTTGTGGTTGTCCAACAAACAGACTCGGTTTAGTTCTAAAACTTTATCTGAGTATTCTTTGCCACAGATTCCCATGCAAAGTGGTGGTGATGCGGGAATCCCATAGGTCACTACGCCAACCAGAATGTCATCTTTGTAAAGCCCAAACGCAAACATTATCTGTGGCATCCGCTTGGCATAGTGTTTTTCAAGCAACCAAGGCTCAACTTCAAAGTTGTTTATTGGCAACACTTTCATGCTCTGCCCCTTATTTGAGCCATCCTAGCCAACACTTCTAGCGGAATTGGTGCGGCTTTTTTTGCGTCTTCCTCTATCTTCAATAAAGCAAGGTTAGGCTCATTCTTTGATGGAACTGTGAGCCTCACAATGTCTGCGGGGTTTGGCTTGACAACCCAATCTGCTTTGAATGCTTGCCAACCACGAACAACACATTCCTCCAATGCTTTCTCAAGTGTCCATCCAATCTTTTGCGCTTCGCTTGAAATTGCATCAATGGCTCTTTGAGTTATCGGTGCTCTTTTGGCTTTCCTCAAAGTTTTGAATTCTTGCCAAACAGAATCAGAAACGCCTTCAGGCGGTGCAACGCTAGTTGCTTTCTTCTTTGTCTCTGTCTCTCCCTCTGTCTCTGTCTCTGGGATAGCAACTTGCTTGCGTTCTGCTAGCACTCCGCTAACAAGTATGAAAAAGTCGTTATCAATCAACGGCTTAACTCCATCTTGGTATTCTTTTGGCGTGATGTGTAAACGAAAGACTAGCTCATCTAGTGAGCCATCAAAAACACCATCTTTTGACTCACTTGCAAGCAACCAGAGCATTGGTGCTATCGCTTTGCTAGCAATAGGCAAGCGCATATAAGCCCTGTCGTTTAACAGGTCACGATGAAGTTTTATCCACGGAGGGCATCTGTCTTTGTAATGTTGAAAGACTGCCCAATTTTTCGGCTGTAAAAGCATAATTTTCCTCGCTCTGTCCACCCACTAACAAAAAGAAACAATGGAAGGAGGGGAGGCTCTCTTTTCGATACGCTCATGACTTCGTATCTATCCATGCTTCAAAACATTGTATCAAATAAATTGATTGTTGGTAATTTCATTTGTTGGTTTTCTACCAAACAAACGAATAGCCTGAGCGTTCATAGAAGCATATTCGGCCTTAGTGAAGATGCCCTTTGCGTTTCTGATGTCAAACGGGTTTAGCAGATCACGAGGCTCTTCAACCTTTTCAGCCTCAATCATGTGCGGCTCTAACGTGTACTGAGAAACCCAAGAACGACCTAACTTAATTTTTCCGATTTTTAATTTCTTCTTGTAGCTCATCTTTGTGCAACAAGCGGCAATAGATAGTCTGGGTATGCCTGTTAAATTCTCTATTTGATAAGAAGTAAGTGGGCCGTTTTGTAATGCTCGAATAACTGCTTCTTGTGTCATTTGTAAAGGTTCTCTAGGTTGATTGTTCGGTTTAGATGGAGTTCTAGCGTTCTGGCAAGCAAAGCTGTTACAGCCGCATCAAAGTCCTCTGGTTCGGTTGTATAAGCATCTGCCATTGTTT